TATACCTAATCCGCACAACCTACCACAAGTAAATCACATAGACGGTGATAAAACCAATAATTGCGTTGCCAATCTTGAATGGGTTACTGATGGTGAGAACCTTCTACACGCATATAGAGTTCTTGGTAGAAAGCAAAAAACAGGTAAAAACCACCATAATTCACGAGCTGTTATACAATTGAAAGATGGCAAAATTATAAATTCATTTGATAGTCTTAATGAAGCTGCACGCGCGACAGGTGCTCATTTTTCGGGCATTTCAATGTGTTGTAGTGGAAAAATTAAAAAGCACAAGGGGTATCAATGGAAATACAAAGAGGAGTGATTTCACTCCCCTTTCTTTATGGCTTGTTTTTGTATTTCAGCTTTTCTTTTTTCTTCTTGTTCTTCTTTTATCTCAGCGAGTTCTTCTTCGATGCGGTCTTGATTGCCAGCGAACATTACCCCATGTTGCTGCGACCATACACCACCCGACACGGCTTTCACGGCAACACTGACTTTATCATCAATATTATTCAGAGTGTAAGGCACTATATCGGTATCTATATCAATCGTTTCAGAAGCCCTGTTAAATTCAGATGGATTGATAGCACCTAAAGCTGAAACAAGAAAATTAATTCTTCTCTGTAAGAACTCACCAATAACCTCGGCATGATTTTGAACTTGTAAATGAGTAGAGAGAAAAGCATAATCAAAAGCCACACCTGACAAAGCATTCCCCGAACCACTTAGTTTTTCAAAGCTGATTTGAGGCGTATTAGTCATAGAGTATGCTTTCTCAAAAAGGGTTTCTACCTCAAATTTAACTGTATCGTTTGCCTGATTCCACGTTAGATATTGGGCATCCGCACCTTCTCCTGTGAGTTTAACCATCCGATCTTTTGTCTTACCCATAAATCCCTCTACATCGCCAACCAATTTCAGCAAAGGGAAAAAGTGATAGTCAATACAATCGGCATAATTGGATAAAAGTTTTTCCAACCGGACGCGGAAAGTCTTTATCTTCTTGCAATACGATTCAGGACGGTAAGCGTAGATAACCGGCAGTTTCGGGAATCCATGAACGAAAGGTGTTCTTTCTTCATACCCTTTAGATAAGTCCCATTGATAGACCGCTTTGTCTGTGATAGTCATAAAGCAAGTGATTTCAGAATCATCCATGAGCTTTTTCTTGTACTCACGGGACAGGGCAATCATCTTACCTTCATCGTTGAAGAACGGATAAAGTTTATCACCTCGGAACGGTGACCATAAAACGCTTTTCAGCTTTTTGGTCGGCTTTACCTTTCCACCGAAAGAAGTCTTTACTCTCTTCCAAAACTTCGCCCAAAATGAATCATCATCGGTTACATACCAATATTCGGCTACTTCCTGTTCGGAAAGCCAAGAACGGACAATCTTTTTGTTCTGGTACTTGATTTTGTTGGATTTGAATACAGCCTTGACAGCGTCTAATAGTTTCTTTTCGTCATCATCGGTTGGAGTACAATCCATTGACGGTTCGGTACCGACTGTAAAAGCCGTTTGAATGTTGACTATATCCTGCTCCAAAGGGATAGAAATACGGTTTACCGGTTCAGTCTTGTATTGCGCTTCGATTTCATAGGTCTTACCAGTCTTTTCATCAAAAACTTTTTCCGCTTCCTTTTCAAGAACCTTTCTATCCGGGTACTTCTCTTTGTCCACCATGATTTCATGGCGTTCAGGATTCCAATCATCCCAAAGTTTACAACGGTCTGGAAGTTCGGTTTTCCGCCCCTTCTTTAAATAGCTTATTTTCTGTCCGATATCGGGTAATGCTAATATTTCATCTAAACTCAATAGCATAGTTTATATTTTTAATGCGTGAATATTCCTGTTAAATCTTTTGGCTTCAAAATGCGTCCAAGCAAACAACCCAATACATAATATCTAATAGCATCCATCAAATGATTATATTCATCTACTGGCTCATTGATGTAGTTTCCATCTTTATCTTTGTCCCAAACATATTTCCGAAGTTCAGTAATAAGATTGTAAGAGCGTTCTGTTACAAAGAACTCCATATCTTTAATCTTATCAATACCCGCCTTGATTGAACCGGGGAACTTATCTACCGGATAGATATTCACGCCTCTGTTCTTTATCTCTTGAATCAATCGAGGATCTTGTGAATCAGCAAACACTTTCATAGAGAAAGGCTTTAACCTGTTGGCAATAGCTGATGAAAGCATATCCGTTTCATAGAAAAGTTCATCAACATACAAACGGTTATCAATAATGCCACATCTTACAGCAGCGGATGGATCATTAGTAAATCCGAAGTCCTGCCCTATTCCTACCTTTTTGCATTCTCGTGGGAACTCTTTAACAATACCCCACTTCTTGAATACGGCACCTTCCGCTACATCAGCCCAGCGTCCGATAACCACATGGGCATACTTTTCGGGGTTGCTCACCTTCATATCCTCGACTTCTTTCAAAAACTCAGGTGAAAGGTTTTCCAAGTTATCCAGATAGGTAGTATGGATATGAAGTACATTCGGGTGTGTGGAAATCTGTACCTGCACACCATCAATCTCTACCAGTTTATGAATATTCTCAATGTACTTTTTATAGATAAAGTGATTGGAGTCGCAAGGATTCATGATAATAATAATCCGGTTCTGAATCCCTTTCTTACGAATAGAAAGCATAATCTTGTCGAACTCTTCTTCATTCGTCCATTCCTCCGCTTCATCGCAAACAAAAGTAGTAATACCCTGAATGGATTTCAGTTTCGCCGTCTGATTCCCCGAAGATGTTTTGATACCCCGAAACATAATACGACTCTTAGTCATTTTGTTGACTATATCCGTCTTGGTGGTCTTGAAATATTTTGTAGTTCCGTCAAGGTCTATCTTCTCCATCATTTCCGGGATGATAGACATACCGGCGGAAACCATCGTGTAACGGGTATAGAGAATCTGATGCACAATCTTCTCTACCGGGGTCATTTCAAAAGTCAGACGCTCTATAAAGGTGGAAGCGTTGAAAGACTTTCCCGAACCACGTCCACCGGTGATAAGAATTATAAATTTCTCCTTATCCTCATACAACGGATGATATATTTCTTGGGGTTCGATCATTTCAGTTTGTCTTTAATCCAGGAATCAATACTAATACCATGATCTATGTCGGTTGGGATGTCGGCATCTTCATCCTGCTTGCGTTCAACTTTTCTCCAGTCTTCATCGTAATGATATAACCAAACAGACTGCGCTTGTAAATTTGGAGCCAGTTCACCTTCTACGATTTGAACTTCTTCCTCGCCCGTCAGGTTGCCCTCTCTGTCCTTAATTTTTCTGATAGTGGTGTTCTTAGTCTTAATACCACCAAGAGCCATAGCAAGGAACTTAGCACGTACAAGAGCGTTTATAGCACAACGCGCACGCGATAATACTTCGTTCAATTCGGGGTACTCACCTTTCTTCTCACAAAAAGTTTGAGGACATAACCCAACGGCATGAGCAATTTCCTTATCAGTGAATCCCTTTTTGGCATACGACTCTACAAGAGAAAGAAAGTCCTCACTTGTATAGTCAAACTTAGGCTTTCTTCCTCCACGACCTTTTTGGTTTTGAGATTCACTATTGCTCATATCAATCTACCCGTTCTACTTGTTCATCAAACACTTCTCCTTTTATGAATTTCATATCCGGATCATAACCGAATCTCTCACAGAAAGCGGCTTTAGCTTCATAGGTATCAAAGGATAATATCACATAAGCATCCATATCCTCGGCTGTTTTCTGTGCGTTCTCTTTTACCTGTTGCTTGACTTCTTTCATGTGGGCAACCTTCTCAGCACGTTCCAACTGCTTAGCGGCCTTATTGGCTTCTTTCTGTTCGATTACTGGTTCCATCATGTTAGACAGAGCGTCTGCGATGGAGTTTTCTTCTTCTGTTTGTAGAAGGTAGTCAACACCAATCATGTTTAAGTCTGCATCGGTCAGACCTGCATCTTTCCAGTCAATATCAGGAACTATGCGGGCAAGTGCGTCAAAATCCCACATACCTTGTGCATTCGGGTTGTTCATTAGAATGTTCAACTCCTTTTCCTGCTTTTCATTCACATCAATGACATCGACACGAATACGGTAGTCATTGTCGGGAAACTTCTGTAATTCATCCATGACAGATAAACGCTGGTGTCCGCTAACCACGGTCAGCCCCGTACGCTTGTTTACGACTATTCCCCCGACTAACCCAAACTTCTTGATACCACGCTTTAATGTTTTGCGAGATTCATCCGAAAGTTTCCGGGGATTATAATCTGCAAAATGGATGGTAGAACGGTTAAGTTCCACCGATTCACTTTTGATATATTTTGATAATTCCATATTAACCATTACTTAAGCCCAATCCTCTACCTTGACGTACAGCTCTTGAATACTGTTGAAACACACTCCGGTTATTTGCAGTGTTCAACCTGCTCAAATTACGATACATGGCACCGCCAATACTATTAATTCTTGCTTGTCTTGCAGGATTCCCTTCTGCCGCACGAGTCAAACGATTTGTTTGTACTCCAATATCGGCAGCACTTTTCATCTTTCCCCTTCTTCTGTTTCTGACTCAGCTATTCTCCTATCAATTTTGTTTATTATAATACTCCCAAAGCACTCTTTCAGCCATTGGAAACACTCTATAAATTCTCTGTAAGTCCTGTGGGTAATTCTTCTCCATCCAAAGCATACAATCGAGGTTGAAGCCAACTCCTGAACTTGCTTTCAACGAATATCTAATCGGTTCAGGCAAATTATGTTGCCGCATATAAGCGAGAATATCTTTCTGTGTCCAGTCAGCCAAAGGATAAATCATACCGTTATTCTCGTAACTGTTTGCCTCATAGCCTTTCAGCATCAAACGCCTATTCATTCCATCAGCCTTTTTCATACCCAAGAATGTGTAATAAACACCATGAGTAAGCTGCATAGCTTTTACCACATCAGCAAGTTTCAGTAACTTTACTTTCGGATTAGGTACGCAGTACATGCCACCTCTAAGAATGTAGGTAAGATTCCAATGAGGCACTTGTACAAACTCAATCTTTGGATATTTAGCTTTAGTCCAGTTTATCCAGCGGTTTATGTGCTCTAAATCCTTAACGAAATACATGAATACACAAACAATCCGATCAAACTTTGGATAGATAAAATCAAGCAGAACAAGCGAATCTTTACCTAGGGACAAAAATAGTAAAGCCTCACTCGATTTTACTCGAATGAGGTCTATATACCGGTTCGCTTGCTCTACTTTGCTCATAGCTAACCACCCGACAATCCAAATGAAATACGAAGATCACTATAACGCTGTCTACGTGACCCTAACTGCGTGGCACTTGCCGTACCCCTACGATTGGCAACTAATCTACCACCTGCGCCAGCACCATTCATATTCCGACGTGGTCCGGCTACTTTATTAATCCTTCTTCTGACTCAGCAAATCATTTTTAATTAAACAATCAATCTATATATTTCTCTAATACCTTGCCTAAAGTATAGTCCATTTGGGCAGCTAAATATTCTTCACCTTGATGTTCGTAAACAATATCGTTGCCGTTTTCATCGGTGAGAATAGCCGCTTCTGCGTTCTTTACTTCAACGATGATATAAGGACGTTTACCACTATAAGCACCTGTAAGAAGTTTGATGGCATCATACTTAATAGGCTTCAATTCTACTTCACCTTCTTCGGGTAGCTCTTCATCAGCCTTATACTCTTTACCGCCACAAAGATAGGTGATATATTTCTTTGCGTTGGTAGGTCTGATTTCACGATATTCGTGAGTCTTAGTACCTGCCAATATTTCATCGAAATACTTCTGTTTGATACTTAATGTAAGAATGTTCATAATCGTGTCAATTTTAAAAGTTAATAATCATAGTTGCGGAAACAGGACTCGAACCTGTGACCCTCGCCAAGTCAAAGCGATAAGCTAACCAACTGCTCCATTCCGCGATAGTACCCCAAAGGTACTACCACAACCAAAGATAACGAAATATCTTCAATCGTTATACACGACAATCGGTTTATTGTCGTAAAATTGATAGCCTGCCACAATTTAGCAAGAAGAAAGCACGGTTTAAACTAAACCCACCTGTACCTTTGTTGCCTCTATCCGTATGATACCTGTAAATGATTGAGTTGCTATATTTGGACCACTCAGGCATAAATATACCACTCTTAGACCTGCCGTTCACTGTAATAGAACCAGATAATGCAGGTTTTTGGTGGATAAACTGTATGTATTTCATGCTTATCTGTTTTTCATCCATTTATCACGCTTTTCCCTGCACACCTCTAAGGTAGGCGCACAACAAGAAAACAA